TAGATATGTTAACAATATCACACAGCACGATTTAAATCGATGGCATAGATATTTCACAACACTGGCTGCAAAATTCAGAGACAATGAGTTATTGATAAACGAGGGTGTAAATAAAGACGAAGTTTATCAGAATATTCACAATATAAACATCTATGTACATGCGTTGGAGTATATAACGTATCCTCATTGTGAAAGACGTAAACCTTTTACTACACATCAATATCACTATAGATTCAGTCCAGTATCAGCAGAATACAATGGCTATAGTCCAGAAACAAATGACCAGATGTTTGCGACTGAAGATACTATTATGATTAGTAATGAGTTTGATCCATTGGTTGAAAATTTCGATTATACCGTATGGCTTAATGAAGACATATTAGGTAAGGATCAAGTTAAAGCCTGGCTGGATCATGATAATTTAAATGAGGAAGATATTACGGGTAATCTCTTTATGACTCCTAGTATTATACTAGATCCTTCTAAAATTATACCTACTGTATTACGTAACCGAGAATTTATTGAAGAATCAAAACTGTCGGGGAAAAAGTTTAACAGATTTCCTATAGGTAATATTATTAACATTGATAAAATAGATTGGGCCAATGATTTTTTAAGTCTACCTAACTTCTTAACTCACTCGGAAGGTTCTAAAATAATTAAGATAGAATTAGATGGAGTAGTTCTTTGGGAAACTAAGTTGAGAAAATATTTAAAATTTGCCATTGCATACGAGCCTAAGAATTTGCTATCTAGGTTTATACGCTGGGCCAAATGTTATGATATAACATATAAATTAGAACATGTTGATAAACATTTACATATATTCTTTGATAAAGATGAAGACTATCAAACATTTTTCCTACATTGGAATTTTAAACGTGATACTAGATGTTATGTTTTTTGTATGGAACAAATAATTGATTAGTGTGACGTTATACATTGATGTTAGTAGAACCTTAGAAATAGTACATGAGTTAAAACATCACGGTTGGGTAATGGGTGTAGACTTTGACTTTGCATATCATCAAAGTGCTTGGGATGAGATGATAGGTGAGATTCCAAAACAAACAGTTTTCACTTTTTACAATGATAGTAATGCAAGTTATTTTATGTTGAGGTGGGGATGAGAGTTCAAAACTTTGACCAAAATCGTGGTTGGGAAGAAACTGATCCGGGCTGGTACGAACATGAGATACATGTTAGTATGAATATGACCGAAAAATACGATGATATATTGGAATGGCTGTATAATAGAATAGACAACTGTGAACGACATGCTAGGTGGCGAATCAGTAAAGGGCTTATACAACTAAAGTTTAGGTATGAGCGTGATGTAATACTATGTAAACTAAGTTTTTAATGAACATCGAACATGAGATGCTAGATAAGTTGACGGATGATATGGCAAAAGAAATTGACTATGATATGCTTGTTAACTTGTTAAACTGGACACAAGTAACATTACCGCCATTTACTGATAGATATAATGCAGTAGATATTGCTGATTGGTGTACCGATAACTGCACTGGTAAGTTTATGAACTTTGGTGTTAAGTTTGCGTTTGAAAAAAGTAAAGACGCTGAGTGGTTCATCCTGAGGTGGAAGTAATGGCAACAATACCTCACATACAAGATTACGATGACGATGATCCCAAAATAGATTTTCGTAAAAGACGCTGGGACTATTGGGCGGCATTAAAACTTGTACGTAAAGAATACATGGAACAAAATAGAGAGTTTGATGCATATGATTTTGAAGATTATCTTGTAGGTAAATACGGTGTAAAGATGAACATCGTCAATGGTAACATAACAGATGGATATAAGATTGTTGACGAAAAGAAATACTTAATATTTTTATTAAAATTCCAATGAACAATTCACCTTTTGAATTATACGCAACTGAGCGTGACAATCATGTAGTACACTGGCCTACATTTAAAAACATTAGAGATGTAGATACTAGAATAAAACTTCTAGATATACTATTTGGAGAAGTAAAATGTTTTGAAGTAGGATTAGGTCTGTTATTACAAGGTGGCGATATGGACACCTTGTGGATTAATTTCAGTGCTTGGGCGCAAAACTCTAGTCATGGTTATTCTGAATACTTGCAGGACATGTATGAAATTCGTGCTGTTGTATTTAGAAACAAAAATGAAGCAGAACAGTTCCAAGATATACTAGAAAAGAAATACATATGGAAAGTATTAAAGGCATAATATGGCAAATGATATAATGATAGACATTGAGAGTTTAGATACAACACCTAACTGTGTTATACTAACTATCGGTGCGGTAAGATTCGATCCTAAAGGTTCAGGAGTAGTTGAACGATTAGAACTAAGACCTACTGTGGAAGATCAAACAGAGATTTACAATAGGAGTATCAATGAAGATACCCTGCGTTGGTGGAGTGAGCAAAGCCCTGAAGCACTTGAAGAAGCAATGGGAGACAATGGACGAGTCCCGTTTGCAGAATGTATGGAGATACTTTATAAGTTTTGCTGGAACCGTCGTGCTGTTTGGAGTAACGGTGCGTCATTTGATTGCGTAGTAATGGAACATGCTTGGAGACAAACATCAGACAAGCCTAATCCTATTCCCTGGCCTTTCTGGACAGTTAGAGATACACGAACATTGTATGAGATTACGGGAGTTAGTCTTAAAGATGGCGGACATACTACAAGTCACAAGGCAGTAGAAGATGCCGAAAGACAAGCAATAGTAGTTCAGAAAGCGTATACTAAACTTATTAAAGCAGAACTGGTAGCACCCCCAAAATGAGAATAGATGCAGATATTGACATTGACTTTGGTGATAGAGATAAGTTATTGCAACTTATTAAACACACACCGGCGGCAATGCGTAATGTTAATCCGAATCGTAAACACGCTACTGGTGTCTATGTTACTGATATACCATATGATCCTATCAATGATATGGCAAGCATTGATTATACTGAAGCAGATAAGCGAGGATACTTTAAACTTGATTTGCTAAACGTACATGTTTATAGTCAAGTACGTGACGAAATACACTTAATTGAATTGATGGGAGATCCAGATTGGTCTCGCCTTAAAGATAAGAACTTTATAGAGAAATTGATTCACTTGAATAATCAATACTACAATCTACAAAAAATGCCAGAATCGGTAGATAGTATTCCGAGATTAGCTATGTTTTTAGCTGTTATTCGCCCCGGTAAGAAGCATTTGATAGGGCAACAATGGAGTGAAATTGCAAAAACTGTATGGGATAAAGGTACAGATGGTTATACCTTCAAAAAAGCACATGCTATTGCATACGCTCAATTAGTAGTTGTACACATGAATTTATTAAATAATTCTTTTAACTAATGTGATACTGCGGCGTTTTGACCTACGTTTGTTTAAGTCGCTAATACTGCACGTTGGTCCATGTAATATCGTTAAACTCTTGTTGTTAAACGTCCTTATATAAGGTTTAAATATAGACCATTCATCCTTTAAGAATAAGTTGATGGGTATCAACCTATTGCTTTCCCACCACCAAACATCACCTAATTCTAAGAATTTCTCCCGGACTATTGCATCTACAATAGAGCCATAATCATATATAGTGGTGACAATATCATCTCTGTTCTGAACTATACCCACGTAATCTTGATTAGCATAGGAACATATAGTAATGAATGGATGATTTTCGCTTAGTTTCTTGAAGAATTCGTTTTGAATCATTGTTGTTTTGTTTACCGAAATATTTATCATAGGACGAAATGGTATTTTATTTTGATAAATATGATTATGTATTCAACTCAAGTTTTCGTCTATACACAGCGACAGATCGTTGTACTTTTAACAGGATTTTCCCCTAGGAGCTATATGCCTCAGTATGCCAAACCCTTAACTCTACACAAGGGTGTAGATAACCAAATTCAATTTCAGTTCTTAAATCAAGAACAAAAACCTGTTGATATCACAGGTAAATCCATTACATGTAGAATTATTAATGCACAGGGGTCAGCAACACTGGTGCAAAAAGCACTAACGTTACAACTACCTGCTACGGGTATTGCTAGTCTATATTTGAATGCGGCTGATATTGAAAATATCGAGACACAAAAGGCTTACTATTCATTAGAAATTCCTACAGGAGAATTTGATTTTCCTGTATTTGTCGACCAGAATGCAGGTGCAAGGGGCGATATGAACATTGTTAATAGTGTTCTTCCTAGCTTTATTCCTAGTTATCCAGTAACCATCCCAACCGGACAACCTTTCCCCAACCTAGATCCTAATGCTAACTCTAGTAGCAATTCACAAACTTATTATACTAGTGTGATTTCATCTGATGACAACCCCATTATGACCTTCCAAGCAACCTACACAGACTATTACGGGAATGTTTTAGTAGAAGGCTCTACTATACCCGATGGTGATTGGTACCCAATCTTAGCAGATACCGGGTATAGCAATGTTAATGTTACTAAAGGTTACGTAATTAATGGGTATCATCCTTATGTCCGTGTGCAATTTGAAAGCAATGTCGGTGCAGTAACTAACGTATTGGTAAGATGATCTATTGATTATCTTTATCAAGTATGTTATACTAACTAGATGTTTGATATTCTATCAATAATTCCCGGTAAGAAAAAACTCACTCAAGGTGGTTGGCAAAGCTTTAATGCTGTGTGCTGCCATCATCGTGGGCACAAGACCGACACTCGCAGTCGAGGTGGTGTAATCTTTGACGGGCAAACTAATTGGTCATATCATTGTTTTAATTGTGGGTTCAAGTGTGGGTTTACATTAGGTAAGCGTTTATCAAAGAATACACGACAGTTACTAATATGGTCTGGAGTTGATGATACACAAATTAGCAAGTGGAGTTTAGAAAGTTTACAACAAAAAGATATACTAGACTTTACACAGCCTAAGAAGAAAGTTAAGATTAAGTTTAATGAGCACAAGTTACCCGAAGATGCAGAACTACTTGATAAAAATAATATATTACACAAAGTATATGTAGACTATCTAGAAGCAAGGGGTATAAGTAGTAGTGAATATCCTTTCATGGTCACTCCCAACGAATCAAGTCGCATGGGAAATCGCATCATCATCCCCTATACATACAAAAACAAGATTGTTGGTCACACAAGTAGGTTCTTAGACAATAAGATTCCGAAATATATCAACGAACAACAACCTGGTTATGTATTCGGTTATGATTTTCAACAACCTCAACAAAGTGTAACAATACTAGTCGAAGGCATCTTTGATGCATTGAGTCTAGGTGCTTGTGCATTAACTCATAATACGATTAATGATGACCAAGCAGAACTACTATCACAACTTAACAGACAAATCATTTTCGTTCCCGACCGTGATAAAACAGGATTCGATTCCTGTGAGAGAGCTATTCAATTAGGCTATAGCGTCAGCATCCCCAATTGGGAAAGTGACGTAAAAGATGTTAATGATGCCGTTGTCAAATATGGCAGACTACCTACACTACTCAGTATATTACAGTCTGCTACAATGAGCAAAATTAAAATAGAAATACAAAGGAAAAAAATTGCGAAACAAAACGGATTCTAAGAAGCAGATTGATTATACACCAGAAGTACAAAAACTATTTTTAAGAATGATGATGACTAACGCTGAGTTATATACTCGGGTTATGAACATTATGAATTCAGAAAACTTTGACAAAAGTTTGCGACCAGTCGCAGATATGTTCAAAGAACACACAGACAAATATAAAGTATTACCTGATGTAAATCAGATTAAAGCAGTGACAGGGGTAGAGATTGAACCTATTCCTGAAATGAGCGAAGGACACAATGAATGGTTCTTTGATGCATTTGAATCATTTACTAAACGACAAGAACTAGAACGAGCTATTCTTAAAGCGGCAGACTTGCTTGAGAAAGGTGACTTTAGTCCTGTAGAAAAACTAATCAAAGATGCAGTGCAGATTAGCTTACAACGAGACATGGGTACAGATTACTTCTTTGACCCTAAGGGTCGTATTAACAAATACTTCAATGCAGGTGGACAAGTAAGTACAGGCTGGCCACAGATGGATCGTATCTTGTATGGCGGTATGAGCCGAGGTGAACTCAACATTTTTGCAGGTGGTTCTGGTTCAGGTAAGTCACTTGTTATGATGAACATTGCATTGAACTGGTTACAAGCAGGTATGAGCGGAGTCTATATCACACTAGAACTTTCAGAAGAACTAACATCATTGCGTACTGATGCTATGTTAACACAGATGGGTACAAAGTCAATTCGTAAAGATATTGACACAACCGATCTTAAAGTTAAGATGGTAGGTAAGAAGTCTGGTAAGTATCGTGTTAAAGGATTGCCTGCACAAAGTAATGTGAATGATATTCGTGCTTACTTGAAAGAGGTACAGATTCAAACAGGTATCAAGATTGACTTTGTTATGGTTGACTACTTAGACTTGGTTATGCCTGTATCTGTTAAAGTTAATCCTAACGACCAGTTCATCAAAGACAAGTATGTCGCAGAAGAATTGCGTAACTTAGCTAAAGAAATGGGAATCTTATTAGTTACAGCTAGTCAGTTAAATCGTAGTGCGGTTGATGAGATTGAGTTTGACCATAGTCACATTGCTGGTGGTATCAGTAAGATTAATACTGCTGATAACGTGTTTGGTATCTTTACAAGTCGTAGTATGCGTGAACGTGGAAAGTATCAGATTCAATGTATGAAGTCACGTAGTTCGACTGGTGTAGGTATGAAGATTGACTTGGATTATGACATTGAAACAATGCGTATTAGTGATAGCGATCCTGACGGATATGCGGATCAGCAAGCAAAGTACAGGCCTGCTCCTAGCCCGACTGATATTATGAGTAAATTAAAGCCACAATCAACATTATCATCGTCAGAACCTATTATTGACCAAACGACAGGTGAGATTATAGAACCGGAAAACAAGCGTATTATAGCAGATGTTCAGAGTAGTAAACTGAAGTCTTTGCTTAATTCATTAAAGAAATAATTATTGCTGTTAGAATAAATACTATTAGGATAATTATATGCAAAAACAAACTCGCAGCCTGCTACAGGAATTAGAGGCTATCGGTAATAACCGTGATACAAATCATATCATTGAAAGCCGTGGCCACAACATTATCACTAGTGCAATTAATCTGCTAGAAATGATTAATCATCACTACACACCTGAACAGGCAGCAGTTTTAGAACGAAAATTGCTACATGCTATCAAAAGCAAGGATCAAACTAAATTTGCCAAATCTTTAAGGAAAAATCGTGAAATTGAATGAATTTAAACAAAGAACAAAGAACCGTAAGTTAAACGAGTCACAACTGTCTGAATTAGACATGAGTGACGTTATAGGTAACTACGGAGCAGCCGGCGTAAAAACGATAGCTGATAAAATCAACCCTTTTAGCAAAGGTTCCGGAAAGATCAGTGTTAAAGATAAAATGGCCAGTGAGATGTTTGTTAAAGACTTCATAGGTCGTGCTAGTGAAGATTTAGCTAGAGGTATAAAAGCTGGTTTAGTAAATCCAAAACCAGCTACAGCTCCTGAACCAGAAAAAGCTGATCCTTATAAGCCGGGTGATAAAGCGACAACGCCAACAACGCCAACAACGCCAACAACACCGACAACACCGACAACACCGACAACACCAGCAGGGCCCGATAATAGAATTGATCCTACAATGGATCCGGAAAAAACAACAGCGGCATCAACATCGTCCGGCGCAACAGCACCCGGGCCTGCATCATTGGCAGCGGCAGGAGCAAATGCTCAAAAACAGACTAATCAGAACTTAAATGCTTATGTACAAAATGCATCCAAAACTTTAAATTCTGCTACAAGCCCGCAACAGAAGATGGCTCTAACTAAAGAGTTAGTTAATTTTATGGCTGACCGCAAATCTTATCCTGAATGGAATAATGCAGTAGCAACAGTACAGCAAGTTATTAAGCGTGGTGGATTAGATGCTAATTTTGCTAACTCTGCAATGAATAGAGTTAAAGCCGGTCAGACTATGGCAGAAGCATGGCAAATATATGCTATTAACAAGTTGCTTGAAGCAGTTAGTATATCATGGCGTGATTTAGGTCTAGTAGCATTAAACGAAAGCAAAAATTCTTGGAAAGTAGTTGATGCAAAATATCATAAACTAAACAATATATTTGAAAGCATTTTGGAAGCAGACGGTGAGTACCCTGACACTATCAGTTCTTATCTACAAAAAATGTTCAAAAAATATACAAAGGGTATTACAGTAGATCCTGCTACAATTAATCGTGTGAAACAAATTGCCGACCAAGCAGAAGCAAACTATAATAGTATGAATCCAATGAAGCGTGGAGCGAGACAAGAACTTGCCCAACTAGGTAATATGGCATATGCTCTATCATATAGAGATAGTGAAGGTTATAAGCACGATAAATTTAGTGCGACTGATGCACAATCTACACCTCAGGCAGGTGCCGGTGATACTGGTGGCTTAGATGCGTTGAGAGGTAGAACAAGCGCAGATGCAGGTGCTACATCATCTACAGCACCATCTACTGCTAGTGCAGAA